TGCCTTTGTACTCGGCCCTGTGCTGGTATTTCATTGCGTTGCCACGACAGTATGCAATGAAACCTTCAAGGCCAAGTACTTGCTTAATGTAATCAATACATTCAATCTCGCCCATGTTGTAGTGTTCTGGTTTGTTTACGGGGTCAAACATGTAGTCTCCTAGAATTTTAATTTGATTACGTTGTCAGCAATTTTCTCTGACGTTGGTTTAGGTTTAACATCTTTGTCATCACCGTGCAACTTCTTTACGTAGTGCTGTAGCTTGGTACGAAACTCAACGCTGTCTTCCATCAAAGGTAGTGAAGCAGTCACCATCATGGTGAGATACATCATGCCATCAAAGTCTTCTTCGTCAAGGTCATTCTCTGGTGTAGTGATAACACCAATTGCCACGTCACCATTCCATTCACCATTCTCATCTGTGATTGGGTTTAGTCGAATGAGAAAATCGTTAGCCTCAAAGTCCAACAGAATATCTTCGTCTTCCACGTTAGCTCCTTTTTATCTTTGGGTGTGGAAACTTGATCAGATCAGGATGTGTATCCTCACCTTTCTCCTTTAACCAAACCTCTGGTATTATCCTATCGTGATATTGGAAGCCATGCTTCTCACACCACTGACCATATGTAGTCTTAGCACCTTTACTAAGCTTACGTCTACTACTTTCGAACACAAAACGAATATCAACATTGGGATGCTGCTTCTTCACAGCCAAATGCTTACGCCTATCGTCTGATGTGAACCTGCCCTTTACTTCAACGATGATACCGTTTGGCAACACGAAGTCTGGGGTATAGGTGCGGTACATAAGATCTTCCCATTCGATCTTGATAGCTTCGTACTTGATGGGAATCTTCTGTTCTTTCAGGCTATCTTTGATCTTTATCTCAAGACCACTCCTATACCCGTGCTTTAGGGCAGCTTTAAACTGCCTGCCATTCATTAGAACATCCAGTTACTACGATACACAGAGTAGCCTAGCTTCTTTAGCTCTTCAAGAATGGCCTTGTCAGCAGACTTGCGTGCTGCAATTGCTTCACGTAGTCCACCATACTTCGCTTCATTAATTTGTCTTCGTCGTTCTGCAAGTTGTTCCTCAAGCATTTTGATTTCTTCGTTCATCTCTTTGATTTCATCATCACCTAGCATGTGTTACTCCTTTAACGATATATACTCAACCATCTTTGGCTCTCGTGCCTTCGATGATTGTGCTGGTAGTTCCTGTAGCGTAGGCCAACACTCATATCTGTAATCACAGAACGTGCAGTTCTTGTTTAGCACAGTGTTGCCTGTTGGTACACCTCTAAATGTCTCAGGCTCTGGTTCAAAGCAACGTTCAAACTCGTTGTCGTTTATCTTGGCTACGTTTGTTTTGATCTTTGATATCTCCCAATCAACATCCATACCATCAGCAGGTACGTACTTGAAATGTCCATTGGCTTTGTTGACTACCCACCAACCACCTGCTTTGTGGTTAGACGCCTTGGCATATCCAGCTAGCTGACCTACGTAACCAAAGGAATCACCAGCAGCAAGTGTTTCGTATGAGTCAAACTTGTTACGATAAGACCAGTCCGATGCAGACTTCACATCATCTACTGCACCATCCAATGTGAGGTCATATGTGCCACTGATCTTTGTGTCTCCAAGATCAAGTGTCACATGCTCAGCCTCACCAAAGGGGATGCCAGCCTCAACCAGCACCCCCTTGAATACCGCTTCAACAATGTCACCCAACATCATGTTCATTACGAATGAGTTGGGCTTGGGGAGTGATGTCTCCGGCTTGTTCTTTTCAAACCAGAGTTGGCAAGTTGGCCTGCCAATATTAGACATACGCAATCTAAACCCATCACTCCCCCGTCCACCACCGAACTGGCGACGAACAGCATCTGCTACGTCTGTGGCAATACGTTCAATCGTTGCCTCAGAGATAGACGACTTGCCATTGGCAGCGTCTTCCAGATACTGATGCAGCTTCAGTTCAGCGGGATGGTTCATTATGCAAAGTCCTCCATATCCACATCAACAAAGTCTTCTACCATGTCAGTGTCTATGTCCTCTGACTTGTGGGCATTCTCATCCCAAGCATTGAGTATGTATTGGTTGTAGTTTGCTACCCACCCAAGGAAGTTTGCTAGGTTCTCCTGTGTGCCGTTGTCCATATCCAGTGTCTTTGTCATGTCCAACTCTGCAACTGGCAAGTAGAAAGAGTTACCATTAGGTAGCTTACGTTCCTGTGTACCAGCAAGGATAGTATGCTGAACAGGTAGCCGACGCATCTTGCCAAGCTTGTTGAATACATCGCCAACAGTCTTGAATGCATCACGGTTCTCAATCTCCCAGATAAATGCAGTAGGCTCAACATTAACAGCATTACCTTGTTCATCAACAGCATTGACCAACTCTACAGTACCAAACAAAACACGAACACGTTTGATCTGACGGATCAAGTCTTGTGTCTTCTCCGGCAATGCCTTGAAGTCTTGGATGTAACCAGCAGGCTTACCACAGTTAAAGCCACCGTCATTGTCCTTCATGTCTGTGTTCAGGTTGTCACCCATGACAGTCTTGATGTAACGGTTAGGTGCCTTATCGTTACCCATAATAAAACGCTTGTACATAAAGCGTTGAATAAAGGGTCTAATCACCGCACTTTCTGCGTAGTATGTAGGACCATCTGGAATGTCCAGCTTGTACGTGCCAGCACCAACTACTTCCATCTTCACCTTCTTGCCATTCACATCTGCCTCACCCATGATTGGGTTATGGTTGATGCGAAGACGTGCAAGAGTGCTTGTCTTTTCCTTGGCACTGGTGTCAACAGACATGCCCATTGCCTTAGCCATTGCTGCATAGTTGTTAGTGTCTAGTGTTGCAACTTGGTTCATTTGTGTGTCTCCTTTTTCAAACGGACGGTAGTTATATCATGCCACATCTTTTGTGTCAAGCCAGTTAGGGCCAATCTTAGCTTCAAGAAGTAGTGGTACATTGAAGTCCAACTGCCACTTGTTGTTTACAATCTTTAGCAGATTGCGGTTAGCAGTGTCAATAACTTTCAATACCATATCCACTTCATCTGGATGAACATCAATCACGATACTGTCATGTACAGTATTAACGATGCAGCTTTGTAGCTTGTTAGCTTCGAGTAGCTTGTCGATGTATATAAGAGAAATAGGTACGATGTCAGCAGTAGCAAACGATTGTACTGGAAAGTTTTTGATCTGTGTGAAATATGTCACACCACCATACCTACGTCTTTGTACATCAGGGAAAGCAAACTCTCTGCCAGATGGTGTAGTAATCTTGCCTGTGCTTAGCGCCTCCTTTGCTAATGCCTCGTGCCATTTACCTATACCGTTATACTTGGTAGTAAACTGTTGATAGTATGCAGCCTCTGCAGGTGTACGTCCAAAGCCACTAGCACCGTACAAAGGTGCAAAGGTGTGGGCCTTAGCTTCCTGACGTGACATGTTCTGTCCTGCCTCTGTGATAATCTTGGCGGTGTAGCTATGCACATCGAAACCTGTAGACACTTCGTCAATGGCTGTGTTGTCCTGTGATAGATACGCAGCGACACGAAACTCTAGCTGTGCAAAGTCTGCTTCCATGATCTGCCCACCTTCCCAACGTGACACAAACACTTTCTTAACAGGGAATGTACCACCACGTGGCATGTTCTGCATGTTAGGATCAGCACCAGACAGACGCCCCGTAGCAGTGCGATGCTGTAGCAATCGTACATGCAGCATACCATCAGGCTTAGTGTGTGTTGCTATGCCATCGACAAAAGACGACAGGTAAGTATCAACAGCAGAAAGCCTGCGTACTCTGCGTAAAAACTTAGCAGCATCTTCCATGCCTCTAGATACTGCAATACCTTCGAGGAAGGTAAGGTTATCTTTACTTGTGCTGAAACCATTCGCACTAATCCATTTCTGATCTGGCGCATTGAACTTCAACCCCGCCACACTGCGATGATCATCCACAAAAAGAAAACCAGACCCGCTACATTCGGGACATTTGCTAGGTCTTGCATACGGTGTTCCATCCTTCTTTGTCTTGTGCACTTTGCCGTTACCTTGGCAGGCAGTACACTGGTGTGCCTTCTGTTTGTACAATACTTCAGAGTGACGCTTGACTGTACTACGAAACTCGGTGTCGTCCATACGTCCCTCGAACAGACTCGGCCACACCTTCTTATCTTGTACTGCACGACTATATATCACCCAAGACAACTGCTCTGGTGAGTTAAGATTGATTGGGCGATCACCCATTATCTCACGTACATGCTCTTCAAGATCACGTAGTAGCTGCTGTTTCTCTTGTTCAAACTCCTGACGAACATCTTCCAATGCATCAAGATTAACCTTGAACCCACGCTGATATATCTTAGCAAGGTGCAAGGCAATACGATTTGTCAGAAGCATTGTGTTATTCAACGATGCATCTGTTGTACTGTAACGATCACGCAATCTCATGAACAGTTGTTGTGTGGCAGACAAGTCAGCAGACAGGTACGTGAATAATTCATCGTGTGGTATGTCACGTACTGAATAACCTTTCTTGAAGTACTCCTTCAGTGTGTCCTGCTTTTGTGTCGCTAGCTGGTAGCGTTCAGCACATGCTTCAAGAGACAGTGGTTCTTTCTGCCCACGTTGTAGCACATACTCCATTAGCATTGTATCTGCTATTGCACCTTCGTATGTAAAGCCAGACTCCCACAGCCACACAAGATCGTGTGCAGCGTTATGACAAACTAGAAGGGAGGTGCCATCCAACTTGTCTTGGACAATGCGCCTCCCCTCATGTGTAGGTGTATGCTCAGAGTGATCGAATGTTACAATGTCTTCGTTCCCGTCTTCATCCAGCATACCCACCATAACTAGTGTGTTCTCTGGCTCGAATGGATCAAGGTGCATCTTCCCGTTGCGTTCTACAACGGTGTTCTCTACGTCCAGTGTTAGTATCATGTCTTCTCCTAAAGATCACCATCGTGCCAATATTCCCAACCATTATCTACATCATTGTTATACCGTGCGTCAAGTGCCTCATAAAATTCTTTGTCGTTGATGTAACTTCGCAACGCTTTCAATACTTCTTCTTCGTCCATCTTATGTTTATCCATGTAAGCTTTAAGCTTTTCCATACCCACCCCCATTCTGTAGTCTTGCGTAGAAAGCACCTTCTGGGCTACGAAGTGCAGCCATTAAATCAAGCAGTTGTTGATATGATATGGCGATAACATTCTCGCCTAGTATTTCATCTTCCTGTGTAAGGAATACGGCTGAATCATCGCCAATAATTACACGTATATCTTCAAACTCTGCAGTTTCATCTAGTGATGTGATGATTGCCGAGTCAGGTTCAAACTCTACGGTGTACATTTATTTGTTTCCTCTCGTTCCTTTGCACGCTGACGTTCTTCGTCAGTCATAGGTCTGATCTCATCGTAGCTAAAGGCAGCAGTCTTTTCACGGAACCAATCGTCAGACAGTGGGTGTCTGCCTTCTGGCAAACTACTAGCCTTAACATAAGTAGTTTCGCCTTCATATTTAGCTGGGCCTTTACCACCAGCCACGACAGCACCCTCATCGTTGATGTCTACCCAGATGGTGTCTGGTTTCTCGTGATGTTCAGGATTTTCACCCTGCCTAAGTATCCAGTCATACACATCCTGAATGTCTACCTTGGATATGCCGCAGTAGAGCATCAGCTTCAGGCCCTCTTCTACG